ATGTTTTCCAAGGACTGGGTAAGCCAGAGGGCTTGAAAGGTAAAGTGCACACGTATGAAGAAGCTATAAAAGGAATTGACGGAGACCCATACACACGACCGATTAATAGGACAACTTCACCCGGCTACCCGTACAACTTGAACAATCCTTCCAAAGGGAAAACAGCTTGGCTTGGGAATGATGAAGAATACATCGTTGACAACCCAGAATTAAAGCATGATGTTGAGAAACTTTTGGAAGATGCACGACATGGAATAAGGGGAGATGCTATCTCTATCGCCACATTGAAGGATGAGAAACGCCCCATTGCGAAGGTAGATGCTGGTAAGACGCGCGTCTTTGAGGCGTGTCCACAACATCTAGTTATTGCAATGCGGCAATATTATCTTGATTTCGCTGCTCATGTTATGCGCCATAGAATCAAAAATGGTATAGCAGTTGGCATCAACCCCTACTCACTGGAATGGACGACTTTGGCCCATCACTTGCAATCAAAGGGAGACCGGATGGTTGCAGGTGACTTTTCGAATTTTGACGGTTCACTGATCATGCAAGTATTGGTCAAGATTATGGAAGAAATCAACAAATGGTATGATGATGATGCTGAGTCTCAGCTAATTCGTGCAGCGTTGTGGGAACACATTTGCAATGCTGACATATTAGTTAGAGGAGAGGTTATACGCAAAACCCACTCTCAACCATCAGGTAATCCCATGACAGTTATTATCAATTCTCTCTTTAACGCTATAGTTATGCGCATAGCATATATGATGTTGAAGAAGAAAAATGGTATGCCTATCATTTGTGATTACCGTGACCATGTTGCCGAAATAATCTACGGAGATGATGATGTGAAGTCGATTGACTGTGAAACTATTTCTTGGTTCAATCAACTTACTATCACTGAAGCTCTGGCAGAAATCGGTTTGACCTATACTGATGAATTGAAAGATCTCTCTGGTAACTATCGTTTGTACAAGTCGCTGTCCGAGGTGGCATTTTTAAAACGTAAATTTGTAGTTCAATTGGATGGAACTTTTCTAGCACCAATGGACTTGCAAAACGTTTTGGAAATTACCAACTGGATACGTGGCAAAGCGACGAAAGCTGCCACCGTGGAGAACTGTGAACAAGTGATAATGGAACTGGCACTCCACGAAAAACAAGTATACGAGTATTGGAGCTCTCGTGTACAAGAGGAACTTGCTAACAAAGGAATTAACTTTCGAGTTATGACATACTTTGAGCAAAAGGAGAAATATCTACACGAACGTGATGGATATGCCAGAATGGAATATGTTCCTCTATGGTAAGCTCTTGGCCTTGACCCGGAAATGTGATCTTGGACTGAATTGACAAACGGGATACTTTTCTTTCTTATGCTATTTCCTTGCCACCCTATAGAGTGTTGCTGTGCTCTGGAGATACAGCTCCCGCCTTCAGGGAGAATAGTCATCTACCCCTGTCGTATTACATGACTTCTAACACAACACAAAACTCAAGTGGTTCTGCATCGTATGACCACGACCAAAATACGGTGGTTGACGACAACCGTGGTAAGTTGTTAACAGACATTCAGATGTCTCCCGAAGTAGTGCCGATGCCTTCAACAGCATACCAAATGGCGCTAAATGACACCACAAAACACGACATCACGTCTATTTTAGAAAGACCTGTAAATTTAGGTACATATACATGGAGCACCACTAACTCTGCTCTACCTGTACATATAACACTTACTGATTATGATGCTGATACTAAAGTACATTTACAACAACTGAATTTTCCACAAGCTATCTTTGAAAAATCTCCATTAGTAGTTGACAAACTTAAAAACTATCAATATTTTAAAGCAGACATTGAAGTTGAAATTAAAGTTAATGCACAACCTTTCCTTCAAGGAGCACTTCTACTTGTATATAATCCTTATTTTAATGAAGTTGATCCGTTTAGACAAAAAGGTACATTATTTCTAGCTTCCCAAACTTCGTGTCCGCACAAAATTTTAAATCTCGAAGAAGGAAATTCTATGAAAATCATTTGTCCTTATGCTAACAAATATGATTGGTTTGATTTAGCGAACGCTGATAATCAATTTGGTACTGTTTTTCTTTATGTTTTAAGTACTTTAGTAGGAGCAACTAGTATAGAAAACGCTACATATACAGTTTTCGCACGCTTTGTCAATCCTCAATTTGCAGTACCTACCAGCAACGATGTTATGGCCAATGTAAGAGATAAGCACGAGATCAAGAGGTTGGAGAAACGCGGATACCAAGTCGCTCAATCCTCTGGTCCTGTCGCTGCTCAAGATACTGGTGAGGTAGAAACAGCTGGACCTGTTTCAAAGATTGCAAGTGGTGTGTCTATGGTAGCTGAT